TGCTCAAGGTAACAAAGGTAATACTGGTTCTCCTGGTCCAACTGGTCCTCAAGGTAACGTAGGTCCTGTAGGTCCAACAGGTTCAACTGGTGCTAAAGGAGATAAAGGTAACAATGGTTCACCTGGCCCAACTGGTCCACAAGGTAACAAAGGTAATACTGGTTCTCCTGGTCCAACTGGTCCTCAAGGTAACGTAGGTCCTGTAGGTCCAACAGGTTCAACTGGTGCTCCTGGTCCAACAGGTCCTCAAGGTGCTAAAGGTAACTCAATAGCAAACAACGTATCAGCTTTAGGTGTTAACACTCCTGCTGGTCCAACAGGTGATATTAGAGCTACTGGTGAAATTACCGCCTTTTACTCAGATAGAAGACTTAAAAATAATGTAAAAGTAATAGACAATGCTCTTAATAAACTAACTACATTAACAGGTATAACTTATACCCATAATGAATTAGCAGCGAGCTTTGGATACGATACAAGAAATAGAATTGTCGGTGTATTCGCAGATGAATTAGAAGCAATATTACCAGAAGCTGTTAGATTAGCTCCATTCGATACAGAATATGTTGAAGATGAAAATGGTAATAAAGTTGAAAAATCAAAATCTGGTGAGAATTTCCGCACAGTAATGTATGAAAAGATCGTTCCGTTATTGATCGAAGCTGTTAAGGAATTAAAAGCAAGAGTTGATAGACTTGAAGATAAGTAAGATAAACAATTAAAATAAGTGAAGCGACCAATTTTGGTCGCTTCCTTTTTTATATTTATATTCACACAATAAACTAAGTTATGTATAAATTTCAACAGAACACATCTACAGATCCTTTAGAATGGTATTGGTTTCAGAATGGTTTTTCATATGATGAAGTTGACCAAATTATAGCTGAATCAAAAAATTGGGGATTAAAAACAGCAGGTGTTACAGATGCTGGTGTTGTAGATAATGAAATGAGAAAAAGTGCAGTAGCATGGATTCCTCAAAATGATGCTTACAAATGGATCTATGATAAGTTAGGAGGTATGATTGAAGAAGCTAATAGAGAGCTTTGGAAATTTAACCTTACATCAATGGAAGAAATACAGGTGGAGATTTTCAAATTTTAAGAGGTAAAAATCCAGAATCACTTCCTAAATTAAAAGGATGTGTTTTAGTATTTCCTTCTTATTTGATGCATAGAGTAACTCCTGTAACAAGCGGTACTCGTAAATCATTAGTATTATGGGTTGGAGGAGATAGTTATAAATAGTATGAATCTAAATGTTTTATTTCATATTGGGTATTATAAAGATTTATTTTCTCCTTTAGATAGAGAATTAGGGGGAACTGAACAAGTTCTGCTTAACACTATAAAATTTTTAGCTAAAAAAGGATACAACGTTTACGTAACTGGAGACGTTGCTGAAATGACTTATGATGATGTAACCTATCTTAATAGAGACTTACTTTGGAAGGTTCCTAGGAAATATGATGTCGTTATTGGGGTGGGTTACATTAATTTTTTACTCGATATAGAACATAAAGTAAATTACCATAAAGCATACCTTTGGATGCATAATACAGAATACTATCCTTATTATAATGGAGAAGTATTACCTAATGAAGGTAGAGATTTACTATCCAAATTATCAGGTATAATATGTGTTTATTTAATCAAACATATAAAAAACTAAATTTAAAGGATGTTCAATTTATTGGGAATGTTGACGCTAAAACACTCCACCGAGAATATAGCAAAGCAGAATATTGGTTTTATCCAACACAATATGAAGAAACATTTTGTATAACTGCTGTTGAAGCACAATTAGCAGGATGTAAAATAATAACATCACCAATAGGTGCACTTCCAGAAATAATTCATACTGCTGAATTTATTAAACATCCTGGTGAAGAATTAGGATATTATCTTGATATAATTAAAATAATTGATTATCCGGCACAGGATGATAGAGCAAGATATAATAAAAGATATGCTTCTGTATTTAGTATAGATCGTATTGGTGAAACATGGAAAAACTTTTTAGATAGTTGTTACAATTTTGATTGTGTTTATGTTATTTCACTTGATAAAACAGAGGAATATAAACAAGATGCTATTAAACGACTTGATGAAAGTGGAATACAATATGAATCAATAGCCTTTATAGAGGGAGTTGATGGTAGAAATCCTAATCCTGGATTTAATTTTAAACCATGGGATGGATGGAAAAAAGATAATGAAGAAGAACTTAAAACATTAGCATTAGAAAAACAATTTAGAAATAATCCTAGTTGGTATTTAAGAGATATTACTCCTGGAGAAATAGGATGTGTTTTATCTCATATTAAATGTTGGAAAGATGCTTATGAAAATAAATTTGATTCTGTTTTAATATTGGAAGAAGATTTTTATCCTTCTGAAAAATTTAATCAAATAATAATTTCAACCTTACCAAAATGGGATTTAATTCATTTAGGTAGAAACCTAATGAGAGATTTACCTGAACAAACACACAATGCTTATTTTGTTCGCCCACTATTTTCATTTAATGCTCATGCTTATGCTTTAAGTAAAAAAGGAATTGAAATAATTGTAAGTAAACATTTAGAAGAAAATTTAATTCCAACAGATGAATTTTTACCTACATTATATGACACTCACTTTAGACCAGATGTAAATGAATTATTAAGTAAACATGATAAACGTAAATTAAACGCATTTTCTACAAATATAGAATATATAATACAAAAAGGAAATAAATCTCAAACAGAAAATATACATTTAACACCAATAGTAGAACCTTTTAAAATAAAAATTATGGATAAAGAATATACCCCATTACATCCAGACTTATATCAGTATTGGAATGATACTGCTGCTTGGCATAGAAAATTTTTAGTGCCTGGTATGATTAAAAAAGAATGGGATTTATTTGTTGATGAAGAATTTGATGGTACTTATGCTTATCCTTTCTTTACAAAAGAATTTTGTAATAAAATAATTGAAGAAGCAGAACATGCTCAAGTATGGACTTTTGCTCGTCATGAATTTTATCCTACAACTGATTTTGTATTAACTGAAATTGGATTTGATAAAATATATTATGACCTACTTTGGGAATTTGTTATGCCAATGGCTATCCATAAATTTGGATTAGAAGGCAAAGGATGGGATCAATTACAAGCCGAAAACTTTTTAGCACGTTATACCCCAGATACTCAAGGACATTTAAGTTTACATCATGATAATTCACATATTACTGCATTGGTAAACTTATCTGAAAAAGATATTGATTATGCGGGTGGTGGTACTTGGTTTTGGCGTCAAAAATATTTATCAAGACCTCCACAAGGTTATATAAGTGTTCATCCTGGAAATATTACACATAAACATGGTGCTCGCCCTGTTTTAAGTGGAAAACGATATATTATTGTATCATTTATGAAAAATAAAGAATTTTAATTATGGGAGTTTTACAAGAAAAACCAACACAAATCACTGAAGAAGAGTTAAAAGAACTTAACGACTTACAACAAACTAAGCAAAATTTAATATTTTCTTTAGGTGAACTTGAATATGAAAAATTACGCTTAGAAGCACAAAAACAACATTTGGAAAATCAATTCAACCTAATTGTACAAAACGAATTTAACTTGTCCCAACAAATATCAGAAAGATATGGGAATAGCAAAGTAAATTTAAAAACAGGCGAATTAACACCAATTAGTAATTAGTTTTGGAAATTTTTCATATATTTATCGTTGATAAAATACTATTAAAACATGGCTGAAACTTTATTATCTCCTGGCGTATTGACACGCGAAAATGATCAATCACAGGTAACATCAGGTCCTATTACCGTTGGTGCTGCTGTTGTTGGCCCTACAGTAAAAGGTCCGGTAGAAATACCTACATTGGTTACTTCATATTCTGACTACAAAAATAAATTTGGTGCTTCATTTATTAGTGGTGGTGTAACTTTAGAATATTTAACTTCTATAGCTGCTTACAATTACTTCCAACAAGGAGGTGAATCATTGTTAGTAACTAGAGTTGTTTCTGGTTCTGCAAACACTTACACTCCTGCTACTTCATCTCAAGTTACTAACTTAGGTGGTACAGGCGCTTCATTTGTACTTGAAACACTTTCGGATGGTGTTATTATGAATAACGCTACTCAAAGTGCTGCTACTATCAAAACATTATCTGGTGGTGCTTTAGCAAGTGGTTCAACTGACAACATTCGTTGGACTGTTACTAACGTAAATACAGGTTCAGGTACTTTCAATCTTATCTTACGTCAAGGTAATGATACTCAAAACCAACAATTAGTAGTAGAAACTTGGTTAAATCTTTCATTAGATCCTAACTCAGCAAATTACATCGAGTATGTAATTGGTAACCAAGTTCAAAATTTAGTTACTGATTCAGATGGTAATTTAGTAATTCAAGTTACTGGTTCTTATGTTAACCAAAGTAGATATGTTCGTGTATCTAACGTTCCTAACCCAACTACTAATTACTTATTAAATAATGGTGCATTTAATCCAGCATATACAGCTTCATTACCAGCCGTAGGTTCAGGTTCTGAAGGTGGTGCATTTGGTGGCGCTACTGGTCCTTTATTCGGAAACGGTAGTGGTGCTTCTACAGGATTAAAAATGTACAATAATATCGATGCTGTTAATATTCAAGGTTTATCAAGTAGCGACTATTCAAACGCAGTAGGTTTGCTTGCAAATCCTGATGATTATGATTATGAGTGGATTGCTATACCTGGTGTTAACTACCAAAACGGTCCTGGTATATTAAGTACATTAATGGCTAATTGTGAAAACAGAGGTGATGCAATGGCTATTGTTGATATGGTTAACTACGGTGCTCCAATTTCAACAGTTAGTTCAGCTGCTAATAGCTATGACTCTTCATATGGTGCTACTTACTGGCCTTGGGTTCAAGTATTGTCTCAAGAAACTGGTAAATTAGTATTTGTACCTGCTTCAACAATTATGACTGGTGTTTATGCTTACAACGATAAAGTAGCAGAAACATGGTTTGCTCCTGCAGGTTTCAATCGTGGTGGATTAGCAGGTGTAATTCAAGCAGAAAGAAAATTATCACCATCAGATCGTGATAACTTATATATTAATAAAGTTAACCCATTAGCTACTTTCCCTGGACAAGGTGTTGTAGCGTTTGGTCAGAAAACTTTACAAACTAAAGCTTCAGCTCTTGATCGTGTAAACGTTCGTCGTTTATTGATCACATTAAAGAGATACATTGGTAACATTGCTGATAATTTAGTATTCGAACAAAACACTGCTACTACAAGAAATAGATTCTTAAATCAAGTTAATCCTTATTTAGAAACTGTTCAACAAAAGCAAGGTTTATACGCTTACAAAGTAGTAATGGATGAATCAAATAATACAGCTGAAACAATTGATAGAAATCAGTTAGTAGGTGCTATTTATTTACAACCAACTAAGACAGCTGAATTTATTATCCTTGATTTCAATATTACTCCAACTGGCGTTCAGTTTTCGTAAAAAAATAAATTAACAATATTTATATCAAATAATAGATAAAATGGCAGTATTAAACCCGAACGAAATCATGTTCACAGCGTTTGAACCCAAAGTTCAGAATCGCTTTATATTATATGTAGATGGCATCCCCGCTTATTTAATTAAAAAGGCTTCTGCTCCTGGATTTGAAGCTGGTGAAATCATATTAGATCATATCAACGTTTACCGTAAAGTAAAAGGTAAAGTTAGATGGAATGATATGACTTTAGAACTTTACGATCCCGTAGTTCCTTCTGGAGCTCAAGCAGTAATGGAGTGGGCACGTTTAGCACACGAATCAGTAACAGGTAGAGATGGTTATTCTGACTTCTATAAGAAAGATTTAACATTAGATATTTTAGGTCCTGTTGGTGATGTAGTAAGTGAGTGGATCATTAAAGGTGCTTACGTTAAAACAGCTACATTTGGTGATTATGATTGGACAGCTGATGCAGCAATTGAATTATCAGTTACAATCGCTATGGATTATTGCATATTAAACTTCTAATAGTACACAGTAGATAATAAAGAAGCGCTAAAGAAATTTAGCGCTTTTTTTATCAAATTTTTAGGAGATATATATTTATATCAAACAATGTTATATTAATATGGAACAAAATTATGTTACAAATGTAGGTTCTGCAGAACAACCTAAGTTTAAATTCCCAACTGAAGTAGTTGAATTGCCTTCTAAAGGTTTATTGTATTCAGAAGATAATCCTCTATCAAGTGGTAAAGTAGAAATCAAGTATATGACCGCTAAGGAAGAAGATATTCTTTCTAACGCTAACTATCTCCGCCAAGGTGTAGTTATTGATAAACTACTCCAGTCACTAATCGTAACTAAAATTAATTACAGTGATCTTTTAATTGGTGATAAAAACGCTATATTAATTGCTGCTCGTATTTTAGGTTATGGTAAAGATTATGAATTTGAATATGAACATCCAGATTGGGATGGTGCTAAAAAAGTAACTGTTGATTTATCAACATTAGAAAACAAACCTTTAAGAGAAGATTTGATTACTAAAGGAACTAATTCATTTGAATTTATTCTTCCTAGTACAAATACTGTTGTTACTTTTAAAGCATTAACTCATGGTGATGAACAAGCTATTGATCGTGAATTAAAAGGTCTACAAAAAGTAAA